GTTGGTGTTCGTCCCCAAGTTAGACGACGGCAACGTGAGCGGGCTGCCATTAGGCAAGGTACTTCTCAACTGCGGATGCCTCTTAACACAGGCGCCGGCGGAACCTCTGGAGGGCTTAACGCATGATCACCGCACGTCAACGTTACAACCAGCTGCAGTCTGACCGTGCCCAGTTCTTGGACATTGCTATCGATTGCGCTGACTTGACCCTCCCTTACCTGATGAAACAGGAAGGTGATACCGCTAATCACCAGCGTCTTCGGACTCCCTGGCAATCAGTTGGAGCTAAAGGTGTGACCACCCTCGCATCTAAGCTCATGCTTGCCCTGCTCCCTCCGCAGACATCGTTCTTCAAACTGCAAATTGCAGAAGAGAAATTTGGTGACGAGCTTGACCCAGCGATCAAGAGTGAAGTTGACCTCTCTTTGTCAAAGATTGAGCGCATGGTGATGGATCACATCGCCGCCTCTAATGACAGGGTAGTTATTCACCAGGCTGTAAAGCACTTAGTTGTGACAGGTAACAGCCTGATCTTTATGGGCAAGGATGGTCTTAAGAACTATCCGCTCAACCGTTACGTTGTTGAACGTGATGGAAACGGTAACGTCCTAGAGATTGTTACCAAAGAACTTATCTCCCGACAACTTGTCGAAGGTAAGTTGAAAGAACCCATGCCTAACGAAGTCAGTGCAGGTGGTGGTCTCAACGCAGCGTTCACTCAGAACGGTACAGAAGATGTTGAGGTCTATACCTATGTCCGACTAGAGTCAGGTCGTTGGGTGTGGCACCAAGAATGTGAGGACTGTATCCTTGAAGGCAGTAAGTCTACTGCTCCCAAGAACAACAGCCCTTGGCTGGTGCTCCGCTTTGCCACCTTTGATGGTGAAGTGTATGGTCGTGGTCGTGTTGAAGAATTCCTGGGTGACCTCAAGTCTCTCGAAGCGCTTTCCCAAGCTCTCGTTGAAGGCTCTGCTGCTGCAGCTAAGGTGGTCTTCCTTGTGTCTCCTTCCTCTACTACCAAGCCACAAACCATTGCCAACGCTGGCAACGGTGCTATCGTACAAGGACGCCCAGATGATGTGAGTGTGATTCAAGTCGGGAAGACTGCTGACTTCCGTACCGCCTATGAAATGGCGCAGCAGTTGTCTAACCGAATCTCTGATGCATTCATGGTTCTGAATGTCAGACAATCTGAGCGTACTACAGCTGAAGAAGTCCGCCTTACTCAGCTAGAACTTGAACAACAACTGGGTGGCATGTTCAGCCTGTTGACTGTTGAGTTCCTCAAACCTTACCTTGATAGAACCATGATGGTGCTGCAACGTAATGGTCAACTACCTACTTTACCTAAGGGTATCATCCGTCCACAGATTGTGGCAGGTGTTAATGCTTTGGGACGTGGTGCTGACCGTGAAGCACTCATCATGTTTATCACTACGATTTCCCAAACGATGGGACCTGACGCTATCCAGCAGTACGTCAACACTGATGAGTTCATCAAACGTCTTGCTACCTCTCAAGGTATCGATGCCTTGAACCTGGTTAAGAGCATGTCCACTGTAGAGGCAGAGCAAGCTGCTGCCCAAGAGGATGCGATGAACATGGAGCTGGCTAAGCAAGCAGGTCAATTCGCTAGCGCACCGCTGGCGGACCCATCTAAAAACCCAAACCTCGCTGAAGGATTAAATGACAACGCCGACTTCTCCGCAGAAGCGGACTCGATCCCGGAAACAGCAGGAGTCTAAGGTTGAAGTAGCAGAGAACACTCTGTCTAAAATGGAAGGCAAGGAAAATGCTCCCACCATTACGGTGGAGACAGCTGAACCTGATCCGAATGCAAAACCGAATCAGATCTTGCCCTCCATGAAACCACTTACCGACAAGTACGCACAAAAGCCGAAAGCCGGTACTCCTACTCTGGGACGTTCACCCAACTACGTCACAAAAGTTGGGTTAGGAAAACTGAAAGTAACACACGCGCATGGCACAACTGACGTATGATCCCACTCCTGCTGACCAGCCTGAGTTTAATGAGGCAGAGCAAGAAGCTCTAGCCATCGGGGAAGCCCAAGCTCGGGCTGAAGAGCAGGTCTACGCTGGTAAATTCAAAGATGCTGAAGCTCTTGAGCAAGCATACATTGAACTACAAAAGAAACTTGGAGAAAACAATGGCGAAGAAGAGCTGCGGGACGAAGCGCCCACCGAAGAAGTAAAAGAAGAAGAAGAGCCAGACTTACTTGAGTCTGCTTACTCTGAATTCAATGAGAAAGGCGAACTCTCTGATGAGACGATGCAGAAGCTGACCGCCATGGATAGCAAGGAACTAATCCAAGCTTACATGGAATCTCAGTCCATGGATCGTGGTCGAGAGATGACCCCTGCCGAAGTAGAAACTGTCTACAAAGCTGCCGGTGGTCAAGAACAGTATGGTAGGATGATGGAGTGGGCAACTAACTCGCTCCCTGAAGCCACTGTAAACGCCTACAACAACGTTGTGGATCGTGGTGACCCTGCTGCTATTCAGCTCGCCTTGGCGGGCATTGCAGCGGCTTACAAGGACACCTTTGGTTCAGAGGGAACCACCCTAACAGGCAAGCCTGCTGTCAATAAGCAGGATGTCTTCCGCTCTCAAGCAGAAGTTGTCCAAGCTATGTCTGACCCTCGTTATGATAGGGACCCTGCTTATCGGCAGGATGTTTTTAACAAACTCGAACGTTCACCCATTCAATACTAATGACTTCAACCACCGACGAATTTGGTCGTCAAAATATCTTTGCAAAAGAACCTCCCATTATCATGACTGATCATCCCTATGGCGTTCCTCATAATGAGCGCGCTGAAAAGCTCAACGGTCGCGTTGCTATGCTTGGCATCATGGCTGCTTTTATCGCTTACGCGACCTCCGGTCAAATCATCCCAGGAATCTGGTGAATAGGTTTTACTTGTTCTCTAAGAAATCCTGTGGACCTTGCGCCCTTGTAGACAAATACTTCAAGGGTGTTAAGGATGACCGGATCAGCCAAGTTCAAAAGATTGACTTGGAAGATGCAGGTCCTCTTCCTATTCCGGAAGAGAATCTCCGCCTTGCTAAATTCTATAGTGTCACTGCTACACCAGTGTTGGTAATCACCGACAAGGACGGGCGTCCTCTCGATACCAAGGTTGGTGGCATGGCAATCACGCAAAACATTCGTTCATTGCTTGAAGAATATGGCACCGAAAAAGAAACCAGCGACCAAGCAACGTCTTGATAAGTCCTGCTGGAAAGGCTACAAGAAAAAGGGTACCAAAGTAAAAGGTGGTACCCGTGTTAACAACTGTGTAAAAAAGTAAACCACTAATTTTTAATCATGAAAACTGCTATCCTCTCTGCTGCCGTTCTGTTCGCAGCTGCTCCCGCTTTCGCTGGTCCCTACGCTAACATCGAAGCCAACAGCGGCTTCACTGGTTCTGACTACACCGGCACCAGCACTGACTTTCACCTGGGCGTTGAAGGTTCCTCTGGCGCTGCTGCCTACTACATCCAGGGTGGACCCACTGTTGTGTCCCCTGATGGTGGCGAATCGGAAACCATCCTGACTGCTAAGCTTGGTGGTTCTGTGGCTGCTGGTGAGAAGCTCTCTGTGTACGGTGAGATCTCCGCTGCTTTTGATGACGTGAACAACTACGGTTCGAAAGTTGGCGTGAAGTACGCCTTCTGATAAGATAGGTTGAAACGGGCTGGACTGGACAAGCGCCTTGCCAGCCCTAATTAAAGTGCGCTCATACTTGCCGTAAAAATAATGAACTACTTTAATGACCGCTTCAATCTCTCTTAAAAAACAGAATAACATTTGGAATGACTTTTGTGAGTGGGTAACCTCCACAAACAACCGTCTTTACGTTGGCTGGTTTGGAACTCTGATGATTCCGACGCTCCTTGCAGCCACAATTTGTTTCATCCTGGCGATCATCGCCGCTCCTCCCGTTGACATCGATGGAATCCGCGAACCCGTTGCAGGTAGTCTCCTGTACGGAAATAACATCATATCAGCCGCCGTCGTTCCGAGCAGCAATGCCATCGGACTACACTTTTACCCAATTTGGGAAGCTGCTTCACTTGATGAATGGCTCTACAACGGTGGTCCCTTCCAGCTCGTCGCATTCCACTTCCTCATTGGCATCTATGCTTACATGGGACGAGAG